TTACAAAAGTCTTTTGGTGGATTAAGAACTGCAATAGCTGGAATAGGGATAGGATTACTTGCAAGGAATACAGTAAAAACTACAGCTAATTTTCAAGCTTTACAAATAAGAATGAGAGTTCTTACCTCAGAATTTGGAGAGTTTGCACAAGTTCAAAAACTTGTTACAAAAGCACAGGATCAATTTAACCTATCTATTGTTGAGGCAACTCAAGGAATTACTGATATTTTTGCAAGATTAAGACCTTTGGGAGTTGAATTAGCTGATATTGAAAAAACATTCTTTGGATTTAACAGTATAGCTAAAATCGCTGGTTTAAATGCTACTGAAGCAAGTGCAGCGTTTACACAATTGGCTCAGGGTTTAGGTTCTGGACGTTTACAAGGGGATGAATTTAGAAGTATTGCAGAACAAGTTCCACAGTTATTAAAAGCTATTTCTGATGAGACAGGTATAGCGTCTGGTAAATTAAAAGATTTTGCATCAAAGGGCTTACTAAAATCTGACATCATTATTAGAGCCTTATCAAAATCTGCTGAGGGTTTGGGAAAACAAATAAGCAAAATTATTGACGAATCACCCGCAGAAAAATTTAAAGCATTAAATAATGAATTATTAGAATTACAGCTTACTCTTGGATCAAAATTAACCCCTGCTTTAGCAGACGGGGCGGTGGCATTAGCCTCATTAGTGGAGGGCTTTACAAATTTCATTGATAGTGAACAAGGACAAGTCGCTTTGATTATTACAGGTGTTGTTCTTGCTACTAAAGCTTTAGGGGCAGCGATTGCTTTTGCAACTCCTTTTGTTGTAGCTTTAAAAACTAATCTTGCAACTATGGCTATTGCTGCTGCTGCTGCAAATGGAAATTTGGGGGCTAGTGCAACATTATCTTTTGCTGCTGCTGGTGGATTTACAAAAGCGGCTATCGCTGCAAGAGGTTTAAAAATTGCACTTGCAAAATTGGGTATAGGTTTAGTTGTGATTGCTTTAGGTCAACTTGCGGCAAACTTAATGGCTGCGAGAAATGCACAAAAACAATTAAATGACATCATTGAAAAAGGAAGCGTAGCAGATATTAAAGAGCAAATTGAAAAGGCAAATGAAAGTATAGATAAATTTAAAAAAAGAATTGAATTTTTTGAAAAAAAAGGTTTTAAAGCATTAGCAAAAGGTGAACTTGAAAATATTGAAGAGGCAAAACAATTAATTACAGAATTAGAGGATGCACTTGAAAAAGCACAGGCTAGAGCATTAACTAAAGAATTTGAAAAGACAAAAAATGCTTTGATAGAAAAAAATAAAGAACTAGAGAAAAGTTTACAAAGAGTAAAAATCGAATCGGAAGAAGAAAAAAAGAAATTTGATTTAGAGCAAAGAAAAATAGAACTTATTAAAAAATATGGAGAAGAAAAAGCAGCAGTAATTTTACAGCAAGAAGAAGAAAATAGAAAGCTTCAGGAGGGTGTTGACAAGATAAAAGACAAACAGGAAGCAACAAAAAAACTTAAAGAGACAATGGCTGCTGTAGGTGAGGAAATCGAATCAAGTATTAAGAATAATCTTAGGGATGCTATAACTGGAGCTAAATCATTTGGTGAAGCAATGACAAATGTATTGAACCGCATTAGAGACAAAATACTTGATGCTCAAATAGACAAGCTTTTAGGTCAATTTGGAGAGA